ACCAAGAAGAAGTAACAGTTCAAGGTAATGGTATCTATTACTGCCAATCAGTTAAAGACATCGAAGACAGTTTAATGACTGATGAGCAGATCAGATGGACTGTTAATGAATTTTGTAAAAATGATAAGTCCCCCTACACTTGTGACGATGGCGAACCTAGATTACATTCTGCTAGGAAACTTTTTAAATTATGCGAAGGTAAAAAGTCAAATGACTTGCCACCTTTAGATGTTACCTCTCCTAATAATAAAATGCCTTCACCTAAAGGCAAGTTCCTCAAAAAGCTAGTTGAGAAAAACCCTAGGAAAGAAGCCACCCACGGCTTTCACTCTATGGGTATACTTATCAACTCTGATGAGCCGGTGAGTTATGAAACATATTTAGCTGAAGGTGGTAGACCTCAAGACCTTCGGCATGATTGGAATAAAGGTCACGTGGAGATTGTAAATGGATGAAGTAAGATTTAATGATGAAGAGCTTTTGTTAATCAGGGATGCAGTAGATGGCCTTTGGTGTTCAGATGATATTCTAGACCCTTCTGATTCAGAAAGGGCTAATCAAGTCAGGGTATTTCGCAAAATAGAGAAATTGCTCGAACACCCTATGACGGAGTTTGTTTAATGATAATATTCGGAGCAGGACTTGCAGGCCTTTTATCTGCTAACATGATGCGCAGTCACAAGCCAACTATCTATGAATTTCAAAGTGAGTTGCCAAACAACCACGGAGCTTTGCTACGCTTTAGAAGTGACAAAGTTGGCACAGCCACTAATACTTTTTTTAAAAAAGTCAAAGTCAGTAAGGCAATAAAATACGACGGTAAAATTACCACAGAGCCTAATCTGTTCTTGAGCAATCTATATTCTCAAAAAGTTACAGGTGCTATATCAGACAGGTCTATTAATAATTTAGATAGTGCTGAAAGGTTTATCGCACCTTGGACTCTCATAAGTGATATGGCTGAGGGCTGTAATATTACATATGATAAAAAAGTTGATAGAGCTTTTGTTGAAGAGTTGTCTGAATGGGAGCCAACACGCCCACTGATATCGACTTTGCCTATGCCGATGTTAATGAGAATAATGGACTGGGAAGATATACCTGATTTCCCAAAGCAAAAGATATGGACTCAAAGAGCCATAATTGATCAGCCCGATTGCGACATCTACCAAACTATTTATTATCCAGACCCGATATCAAATCACTATAGGACTTCTGTTATTGGTAATGTTGTTATTTCAGAGTTCTCGACTAGGCCTGATCAAAAAGCAGGCGGTCACCTTATGGAAAGGTTAATGGACGACTTTGGTATTACACCAAAGAGGCTCATCAACATGACAGACGCTCATCAAGAGTTTGGTAAGATAAGGCCAATTGATGAAAACATCAGGAAAGAATTTATATTTCAGATGACAAGTAAGCATAACATTTACTCTGTCGGAAGATTTGCAACATGGCGGCAGTTATTGCTTGATGATGTTGTTGACGATTTAAAGATCGTCGAAAGTTTTATAAGAGGGAAAGATGATTATTCCCGTTTAGTTCACTCTCAGAAAGGAATCGAAGATGAAAGTTAAATTAGTTAATGCGACCAGCGATGCTGTTGACCTATTGTTGTTTACTAAAAACACAAGGTTGATGAATGATGATGATTCATATTCTAAAATATCAGAATGGCCTGAAGAGAAAAAGCAGGCAGAGCTAGATTATATGCTTAACACCATAAGGTCGTCATGGGAGTTTATTGATTACACATTTGATGTTAGAGATGTAAGCAGAGGATTCACCCACCAATTTGTTAGGACTCGCCAAGCATCATACGCCCAACAATCTCAAAGGACTGTTGATATGGTAGGTTTTAGTTATTATACTCCTGACAGGTTCTATGAGCCTGAAAATGAGAAGCAGAAGTTGATTTATGATCAAGCAATGGAAGCTATTAATATGAATTACCAACAGTTGCGTGAACTTGGCATCCCAGCAGAAGATGCCAGAGGCATACTGCCTACAAATATCCACACCAACATTGTTGCTAAGTTTAATTTGCGAACATTGAGCGAGATGGCTAAATCTAGGCTATCTCCCAGAGCTCAAGGCGAATATCAACAGGTGTTTAAGCTAATGGTAAAAGAGGTTGTTAAAATCCATCCATGGGCAGAGCCATTCTTAACTCCAAAAGAGTGGTCAGCACCATCAATGTCAAAATCTTTAAATTGAGGAGAGACTATGTCTTTTAAACAAAAATACAGCCAATCAGTAGTTAACAAAATTCATGAACTTAGCCCAACGAACTCTGTTAAATTAATTAGCGAGTCTATGAATATGTCAGATAGCACTGTAAGATATATATTAAGGAGAAGGCAGCCCAACATACCTCAAGATGTATTGCTTGAGGCTTACAATGAAGGGTCTGAAAAAACTGAAACAACTTGGGAAAGAATAAAGAAAATTTTAGGAATATCTTAGAAAGGAAATAAAATGAATAGGACTGTTATCGTCGATTTAGACGGAACCATATCTGACACCAGTCAGCGCATGCATCTTTATAAAGAAAAAGATTATAAGGCTTTTAATGAAGCAGGCATAAATGATAAGCCGATAGAGAATGTTTGCAATTTGGTCCGTGGTATAAAAGACTGTGAAACTAAAATTGTTGTAATGACAGCAAGAGACGAGAGTTGTAGAGCTTCTGTAAAAAAGTGGCTTAAATTAAATGATGTTCCTTATGATGACATAATTATGAGACCTATTTCAGATCAATCCCCCGACCATATTTGCAAGTACAGGTTATTTCATAAAAACTTTGAGTATTCAGATATCTGGTTTGTTCTTGAGGATAGAAAGTCAGTTGTTGATATGTGGAGAGGTGAGGGTGTTACCTGCTTGCAAGTTGCTCCAGGAGATTTTTAATGGGATTAAGAGTTTTAGGTAATGACCTTGAGTTGGATGGGGAGAAAGTCGCAAGGCTTTTCGACCTACCGGCAAAACGTCAAGATTTAATTGAGATGATTAATAAAGCAAATGATTATGAAGTGGATGTAGAAGATGCATTCTGGAGAGGCAAGAATGACTGATTCAAAAAGCCCAGCTGAGTGTATTGAAGAAGCACTTAAAACATTTAAGCAACGCAATGAAAGTTATGGCGACAATTACTTGCAACACGGCAGAGTAATGTCTGCTTTATTTCCTGATGGTATAAATTTAAAGACAGTTCAGGATTGGAACCGGTTCGGCATAATAAATATGGTTGTTGCCAAGCTAACTCGCTATTCTCAAAAGTGGCCAGAAGTCGATGAAGGAACAATTGATTCAGTTCACGATATGGGCGTTTATTCATTCATGCTAGAGTCAGTTGATTCATTTGAATTAGAAGAAAAAAATAAATTGGAGAGATTATGATTGTATTTGATTTAGAGACTACAGGACTTCCTAAAGCTGAAGGGTCTGATTTAGACCTTCAACCTAGGATAATTGAATTCGGTGCTATAAAAGTAACCGATGGAACTTTTGAAGAGATGGAAAGAATTGAGTTTATGTGCAATCCTGGACATAGCCTTGATCCAAAGATAACTAAAATAACAGGAATAACAGATGAAGACCTTAAAGATAAAAAGCCTTTTATTGCCCATTTCGAGGAATTATCCCATTGGTTTTTAGGGCAGAGGTCTCTTGCTGCACACAATTTATCTTTTGACAGAAAGATATTAAGGTATGAACTTGAAAGAATTGACAAGGTGACTAAATTCCCTTGGCCTTTTAATCACATTTGCACTGTTGAGATCGGGCAGGGCGTATGGGGTAAGATGCGCAAGCTAGGAGATATCCATTTAGAGGTAACTGGTAATGAAATTAAAAATGCCCACAGATCTTTAGCTGATGTGGAGGCAACCATAGAAATACTGAAATGGTATAAAAAAGAAGGACACATATAGTGCTACACATAAGAACTAGGACAGAATATTCTTTCCGCAAAGCATATGGCCCAATTCAAGGAATTGTTGATGGTGCGAGCGAAGCAATTGGTATCGCTGATACAGGCACTTGGGGTCATGTGGCTTTTAATAATGCTTGTAAAAAAGCAGGAGTTAAGCCGATATTTGGGGTTGAGATAGCAGTTGTAGAAGATTCAACTGAAAGAACTAAACAACCTTCAAACTCAATGGCGTTTATAGCAAAGAATAATTCTGGGCTGACTGAGGTATATGAACTTGTTACTAAAAGCACGCAAAAGGAAAATTTTTATTATTTCCCAAGGATAAGTTATTCTGATTTATTTGATATCTCTAGTAATGTAATAATTTTAAGTGGTAGCCATCCTGATTGGGGAATGCTTCCTTTGACCAAAAAAGACGATCTGTACATTGAGATAAATCCTATGAGTTCCCGCAAGGCTTTAGAGTTCTGCGAGAAAAAAGGCTTTAAGCCAGTTGCAACAAGTGATAATTATTATCCCAAAGTTGCAGATAAAAAAGCATATGAAGTTTTAGTTGGCCGCAACAGAACTGAAAGAACCTCTCCTATGCATCTTTTAAACGAGTGGGAGATTTTAGATTGCATTCCTTGGTTGCCTGATGAAGCCATAGCCAATACATATAAAATTGCTGATTTGTGTAATGTAGATTTACCAGTTGCGCAAATGATTTCTTTCAAGCCTGAGAAAACTTTAAGACAAATGTGCATAGACGGAGCGCCATCAAGAGGTGTAGACTTATCCGACCCAGCATATAAAGATCGTTTAGAGCGAGAACTTAATATGATTTCAAGCAAAAAGTTTGAAGATTATTTTTACGTTATCGCTGACATGATAAATTATGCTAAAAAGCATATGTTAGTTGGGCCAGCTCGTGGCTCTTCTGCTGGATCTTTAGTTTGCTGGTTGACAGGGATTACAGATGTTGACCCTATATTTCACGACTTATTATTTGAAAGGTTTATAGATATAACTAGGGAAGACCTGCCAGACATAGATATAGATTTCCAAGATGACAGGCGTGAGATGGTTTTCCAATATCTTAGGGATAAATATGGTGCTGAAAAGGTTGCCCATTTAGGGACTGTTAGCCGGTACAAAGCTAAAAGCACAATCACTGAAGTTGCTAAAGAATTAGCAATACCGGCTTGGGAGGTGAATGATTTGAAAGGTGCTATAATAGAGCGGAGCTCTGGTGATGCTCGTGCGGCAATGTGCATTATGGATACCTTTAATGATCTTGATATCGGGAAAGAGGTTCTTAAAAAATACCCACAAATGAAAATAGCCGCAAAGATGGAAAATCACGCTCGACATACAGGTGTCCATGCAGCAGGCATAATAGTCACTGAAGAACCAGTTAGCAAGTATTGCTCTGTAAGTGGGCAAAGCGGTGCAGCCCAAATAGATAAATCAGATGCTGAAGACTTAAACTTACTAAAGATTGATGCTTTGGGGCTAAGGACGCTTTCTGTTTTGCAAGATGTTTTAGATCAGGTCGGATGGGAGAGGGAGAAGCTCGTTAATTTCCCACTAGAAAATGAAAAGGCTTTTAGCATACTTAATGATGAAAAATATGCAGGGATATTCCAGTTTGAAGGATATGCCCTACAATCATTAACACGTCAAATGAAGATTAGCAACTTTGAAGATATTGCAGCAATAACTGCCCTTGCTCGTCCTGGACCATTAAACTCTGGCGGCACAACTGAATACATAAAAAGGAAAGTCGGCTCTGAACCTATTTCTTACCTCCACCCAATGACTGAAGAAATAACTAAAATAACAAATGGTGTAGTTGTTTACCAAGAACAAGTCATGACAATCGCCAGAGATGTGGGTAAGTTAAGTTGGGAGGATGTTTCTCAATTACGCAAGGCAATGAGTAAAAGTTATGGTGAAGAATATTTTGATACTTTTTGGGTAAGGTTTAAGGCAGGAGCTGAATCCCAAGGAATACCTGAAGACCAAGCACTTAAAGTCTGGAAGAATATTAACACAATGGGCTCTTGGGCATTTAACAGAAGCCACGCAATAGCATACGGAATGGTAAGTTATTGGTGTTGCGTTCTTAAAAGCCAGTTCCCTTTAGAATTTGCTGCGGCTTGTTTACGGAATGTTAAAGATGATGATCAGGGTGTAAAGCTATTGCGTGAGGTTGCTCGTGAAGGATTAGTTCACAAACCTTACGACAAATACAAATCTAAATTAAATTGGTCTGTACAGGATGGAGAGCTGATTGGTGGCCTTATCGGCATAAGAGGTATTGGTCCGAAGTTAGCTGAAGACATTGCAAAAAGAAGAGAGTTCAAGCAACCTCTAACTCCTCGCCAAGAAAGTCTTTTAGATAATGGTCAGACTCCATATGACGATATATTTGAGTGCGAACGTAGATTTGGACATATTAAAAAAGACCCCTCCTCTCATAATATAAAAACCCCGATAACTGACATACAAGATCTTGAAGCTGACACTCCAGGAACTTTTGTATTCTTCGGCAAGCTAAAAGAGAAGAATTTAAGAGATTTAAATGAAACTGTAAACCTCGCTAAAAGAGGAGGCAGAAGAGCTGAGACTCATAACCTCTGGCTTAACATGACTTTTGAAGATGACACTGGCCCAATTATATCTACAATTGATAGATTTAAATATCCTAAGATGGGGAAGGCCATAGTTGAAGATGGCAGGCTTGGTGATTGGTATCTAATAAAAGGCACACTCCGTAAAGGTTTTAGAAAAATATATGTAGACAAATGGAGAAAACTCTCATAAGCCTTTGTTTTTAAAGGGAAAGAAAGTTACTTTATTTCTGACTTAACGCTTTACTTCTCTGGCTAAAGAGCGTAAAAGAAGGTATATTTTGAGAAAGGAAATAAAATGAAAACACCAGTTTACACAAATACTAATGATACCTCGCCTAGCAACACCCCAGATTTCCAACACTTTATGGAAACTTTAGAGGCTTTTGAAAACTTAGACCGCGAGGTAAAAAAAGAGGATGACAAAACTTGGAATCATAGAGATTTAGAGGCTAGGATTCTTTCAAACCGAGATCGTTATGGGCAGATAATTAATCAACTTACTTCAGCTGAAGGATCAGTTGCTTCGAGATTTAGGCCTCTTATGGAAGCATGGCGCGTTAATTATAGAATTGAGAAAGGAATATACGATGGAAAATAAACATAACCCAAATGCGAGAGAGATCACTGACTGGATCGGTAATTCAAGGATTACTTGGTGTGGTCCTTTTTCAGTTGCCACTGTTGCTGGTATTAAATACGAGCCAGCTTACCAAACTCTAAAAACAATTAGAGGTAAGCGTCATTGCAAAGGTGTTACTATTAAAAACATCACAAAGGCTTGTCAGAGATTTGGTGTTGACCCTAAATACACCGCTCTTAAAAAGCGGAGAGTTCTTCGTAAATTTATTGACGATGGTCATCTTGAGGCTGGTAAAGTTTATATTGTTGAGATAACTAAGCATGTGCTTGTTATTGATACTCGTGATTGGACGACTATTGACAATCAGGTTCCTGAGTGGAGAGCAATGGATGCTTCCCACCACTGGGCAAAAAGACTTGTTAAAGGTTTCCACGAGATCAGAAACCCTAAATTCCTACCATCAGACGATGGGCAATTAAATTTTGATTTTGCTCTAGCAGCAGGGAGGTAATTTATAATGGATTATTGTTTTAAATGCGAAGGCAGGGGGATCATTTATGAGAGTGATCCCTATGGGGATTGTGTTAATCTTGAGCCTTGTGATTGCGAGGCCTCTAAAGAAAAACTTGAGGGCAATGATGAGAATAACTAAAGCACCTTTCGGCAAGTACTGCATTGCGACTGTTCCTTTAGGTGGGGGCAACTTTGATAAGTTGAACTCACTTCCTGGATTTAAAAAATGGGTTGGTAGGAGTCTTATGTTTGATCCTACCGGTGCTAACATTGAACGCATTCATAAATACTGGCCAGATGCTATGTGGGACGAAACTGTTTCTGGAATACTTGATGATTATATTCTAAAATTAAAAACTGCTGAAGAAACTTTAAGGATGAAAAAAGACGCTTTGCCTTCAACT